AAAGCAGCAAGCGCATCCATCAATGTTTCGCTGCTGAACGCAACGACAACAGACGGCACTGGAATTTATACACAGGTTTCGTTAAAAGAAATCTTCGTCTTACACCCGAGCCAGAGTACAACTACGAAGCGCCCCGGTGCTGCCTGCTGGCTAAACACTCTTGTCCATGATGTTGTTGCTGTAACAGGTTGTCCATTGGCAACGTCTAAATTAAATGTCTGAGTAGCTCCGGTATTTGATTTAACCCAGATCGATGACGTATATATGCTAGGACCCGAGATAGATACAGCCTGCCTCACAACGCTGTAGTCAGCAGACGTATTTCCAGCACCACGGTTGCACTGTATGCGCCACGCCGTTGATCCACCATTTGGATCTGTGAAACCGGGTGTTTTTACAGGAGCAGACCCTGTGCCGCCAATAACATTAGTCCAATTGCCTACTGAAAAATCCTCAGTAGCCACAAGCTGATTTACCCTCGCACTCAGCACGGGCCGCTTCGTAGTTGTACTCTGGCTCGGGTGTAAGACGAAGATTTCTTTTAACGAAACCTGTGCATAAATTCCAGTGCCGTCTGTTGTCGTTGCGTTCAGCAGCGAAACATTGATGGATGCGCTTGCTGCTTTGAAAATCACGCGCACCGGTACTGCCGTGCCAGTTGTTGATGTGTCTAAATGCTCATATCCAAATGAGGCCGCACCGATACGAATATTTACAGATGCCGCCGTGCCTTTTGACAAAACAGCAGTAAAGACGTAGGTGCTACCAGACGTGACAGGTATGGCCTGAACCGCCGCACCATACGATGTACCCGTATTTGCTACTACAAGTGACCCGCCAGATACAGACAACGTAGCTGGAGTTGATCCACCCAGATCGCTAGCGGTCCATCCAGTTGTGTTAACAAGATTCGTGCCGTTCGCAACCAACTCAGCACCCACCGTCCCCATCGCATCCAGCACCAGCCCCACCACGCCATCGACTGACGCACAGCCAGTGTCTCCGGTTGAGGATGCGAAATTCTCTGTGGGCAGGCCGGAGATTGAGCCGATTCCGGGGATGTAGGCGTGGGCGTTGCTGCCCCATTTAGAAAGCAACGCTGCAAGTGTGCGCTTCCTCCTAGCCGCGAAAAGCAGCAGACTCATGCTATCGGCCTGGTCACAACTGAGAATGTGCGTGCAGCACCTTGATTGGCACCGGATTTGAATCGAATGTATTGCCAGGGTGTCAATGCAATCAGATCAACCGAATAGCCTGCTCCAGCCGTGACGGATGCAAGCAGGCCAGCAGCGGTAGCCGTGCTGTCAAAGATGCTTGTGATCCAGTTCGTACCATCAACAGACACTTCGATTTGCAGTGTTGCTGCGGTCCAGGCTGCGGGAGCAACGAAGCCTAGAACAGATCTGTCGTTGCAATCAATTGCGTTTGAAACATTCGATCCGCTTGGGATTGTTGCCGTAACAACACTTCTATTATCAGCCATGATGTGTCCTTTAAGCCTTTTGACTCTTGGGCTACATCATGGGAAAAGTCGTGGGTTTTATCAAACCTTAGCGGATTGGGACTGGAATCCGATTCCACTTGCGTCGATATTGACTTTAGATTGAATGCCTGGAAAACCTTACAAAAGGAATCCCCTGCTCTGCATGAAGTCTATTGGGTGCTTAGCTTGCTTCTTTTAGGCGTTATCAGTCTTGGCGCATAGTGTCCATGCCCTGATTCGCACCATCAAATGCGCTGGCTGGGTTCATTGGCGTCATGGGTGATGTGTCGCCTTGTGCTGGTGCTATTTCTTCTTGTGGAACCTCCACGCCAACAGGTTGCGGGAACTGAGGATCTTGCCCTGCTGGGGTCGGCTGTCTCCATCCTGCCTGTTGAAGAACTACATCAGCGATCGGTGCTATTTGAGGGACCATTGCAATCTTTTCCCCTGACTGCATAGCCGCAAAGGAGGCTGCAACATTGTTGGAAATGGTTTCGCTGATAATTTTTGATATTTCTGCCGCAATCTTTTCAGGGTTGTATTTCAACTCTAATTCCCTGGCCTTCAAATCATTCCCGGCCATGGCAAGCGCCTGTTTCACTGCTTCATCAATCGCCTTCTTCTGCTCCTCGGGCGACTGACTGGCCTTGGCCTCGTTGATTGCGTCAAGGATCTGCTTCTTGTTTGGCACATCCATAAGGGCCAGCAAGTGCGGCAGCATGACAATCTGGTACTGCTGCGGCATTGATTTGTATGCCTCGGACAAGGCTGCAAGCTGCTGAGTCCTGAAACTCGGTGTCGTCGGTACGTCCTCCATGGCGACCTTCAACCTGGTGCGCTGGACATCGTTTGTCAGGTACTGGATGCCAGTCTGCTCGTCAACCATGGGCTGATTGAGAATAACCTGGCGGTCGGGCACCACGGCATTTCCCCGGATGGTGACTGTTTCCTCTTTTCCAATCATGTCCTCAATCAAAAGCGACAGCAAAAGCTCCCCGACAAGCGTTCTGCCCGCCTTGAAGTTATCCATCAGGCTTGCCAGTGACTGTGTGGCCTGCTCGATCTGTGTGGATTCCTGCACGCCACTGGTCGCGGTGCCTTTCTGGCCCATGAATCCCGATGTGATTCCAGATGCACGCTCAATGCCAAGCCGGGAGTCGGACAGCATCTTGTATTGCTGCTCGTTCAGTTGGAAGTCGCGGAACACCTGGAACTTTGCTCCTGGCTGGGCCATGTGCTCGGCGTTCAGGATGATGTCTGCGTCTGGTCGGGCGATCTGCTGACGGAAAACCTCGTCAGAGTACGCAACAGCACCTTTCGTGCGCTCGGTACGGGCTGCGCTCAATCCCCATCGAATCTTGGATATTGCGCTGTTCACGTTGTCTTGAAGGTAGATCATTCCGCGAACTGATCCGTACGGCACGCCGGTCCTGTCCTCCTTGTGACCCCAGAATGGAGCATAGGGGAATTTGTTGTGCGTGTATGGTGTCTTTCCGTCGTACAGCTTGTGTGGACCCATCCAGAAACTGACGTACATCCTTGCCACGACCGTTTTCATGGGCTTGATCAACCCGGCTGCAAGCACTTCATTGTGGAACTGGTTGTTCTTTTCGTACTCAACAACCCGTCCATCCGGTGTCTTGATGACTGTCACCGACTCCCAGCGCCGATACCAGACCTCGAACAGGCAGACGCGGCCATTCTCTGCATCGCGCCATTCCTGTTCTTCGATTGACCATCCACGCTCGTGTTCATACGACTGGGCGAGGGTTGTGGATGTTCCACCATCGACAGAAAGCTCGAATGCATCCGTCCACCGGCCATTGCTCGATGTTTCAATCAATGCCTTGTGCTTAGGGAATTTCAGAATCACCTGCTCGGTGTCGGTCCAGCGGCGGCGAACGAGATACCGGGCTTTCTCAAGTCCTGGCGTCTTGTCCAGCATGTCCCACCATATCTCGTTGCGGTGAATTGCTTCACAGCGGTATTTGTTCTTGAATGGATCTGTCTCGCGGGAAACCTCAACCCAGCCCACTCCAACGGCCACCTGTGGCTTGAACGCATCTGAACATGCCTTGTCGGCTCCCGATGTGCGCTCTGCCTGATTGACCTTGTGGTTCAGTGCTTCGGCCACCTGGTCGCCTTCAACGCCTTCTGCGGTGATTCTCCAGTCAGTGCGGGTCTTTGCCTCCAAACCCAACACGGCTTCGATAGCTGGCCCAATCAATGGCTCGATGGCCGGTGGCATACCAATGGCCTTCTGCGCTTGGAGAATGGCGCTATCAAGCTGATTGCCATCAACGTAGTCCATTTCCCGGTCAGCCTTTGCTCTCCATGCTGGCTGGTTCTGAATCTCTTTGAAGAACTTGGTGAACGTGGGAAGGTCAAGACCGTTCGCGCCTGGTTGATTGGCTGCGGTCATGGTATCGGGTGATAGTGAGTGAATCATTACATGCGCCAGTCTGGTGGTGGTGGTGGTGCGTATTCAGTCAACGCTCCGGGTTTTGGTATTCCGTCAACGAATGTCATTGCGACGGCATCACCTTTGTCTGGTGATCGTCCGATAGCCTCGCGTATCTCGTCCTTGTCTCTAATCTGAATGGCCGCAACTTTTCCAAGTGATACGACCTTGTATCGAACCGCGCACAGATCGCCAAATAGCTCTTGGTCTGGTGGAAGTGAGATAGGGTCGGGGTTTGTCGGGTCCAAAGCCTCACGGAGTCGCCAGTACATTTCGGCCCGTTTATTCCTGAATCGAAGTTGACCAGCCTTGTCTGATAGTCCGCTTTGCGCAGATCCGACAACGGGAAGCACCAACAGATTCAGCCCGCGAATGAAATCAAGGGCACTTGACCCTATTCCAATGCTGTCAACACAAACGCACGCTCCATTGCGAATCAGAGGGACTATGAATCCTGCTGCTGCCGGTCCATCTTTTGTTACAAGACCAGGCACTGAAACCATTTCATCGAACCATGTACCGTGCCTGCGTGCTGCTGTTGACTTGTCAGTGCCGCCACGCGCAGGGTCGAACCCGATAGCAGTCATCAACCCCTTGGCATCCTTCTTTACCCATCTTGCTTGCGCTTCCTTGACCCATTCTGTCGGCACAAGTTGCCATGCAGGGTCGCTAGAACCAGCTTGGAAGTCTCCGCGAAGCATTTGGCTACGGAGTGGTTCTGGCAGTGATTGAAGGGTCGCCTTATAGCCTGTTGAGGCTAAAAACAGATTGTCATCAACGCTTGACGGTATGAATGTTCGGCTCTTTGGAGTGAATATGTCCGGACCAATCTTCACTGGGTCGCCGCTCGGAACCTCCAAGTCATCACCGTTTTCGTCTGTCACGTACCAGCGAAGTTCACCTGGCTTTGCCGGGTTTGGGTGCGTCGGGTCAAGCCATGCAGCCCAAAAGCGCTTTACCCATTGGCCATCACTGGACGTTGGCGGGTTTCCGGCGCACACCACACGCTGACGCACATTGGGATCATCGGAGCGAAGCCAGCCAATCAGGGCGCGGAACTGTGGCTCCAAAAAGTGGCATATTTCATCGAACAACTTGGCATCGTGCGGCCTACCTTGGAATTTCATCCAATCCTCTGGCTCCTTCACGCTTCCCAACTCCATCACCCGGCCACCAGGCAGACGCCAAACGCCCGTGGTGCTGTTGTAGCCGTTGCGCGTTCCGGTGATCGAACTCATGCGCTCTTCGATGCCAATCAGCTGAACGGCCTCGCGCCGGAAGATGATGCTGTGTTTCTGGCTTGTAAGACACAGGCCAAGCAGCAAATCCGTTTTCCCGCCACCGGCCGCACCGCCATAAAACAGAATGTCAGCTTCTGACTCGTAGGCCAGGCGCTGCGGTCCATTTTGCGGAACCCAACGGGGCATAGTGTCCAGCACAGCGTCAAACTCGGCCTTATCCTCTTTGCTCATGCGCTTGATGCGCTCCAGGGCTTCTGCGCTCACGGCGACACCTTCGACATGAGGTAGGCCAGTTTTACGGCACGTTCCGCATCTGTGTATCGTCCAGCGGCTTGCGCTTCGGCATCTTCTTTGCCGTCGTCAATGCTGAATGCCTCGCGCTCCAAGGCAATCATTACTTTGAGGCTGTCCACCAGTGTTTTTAGCGTTGTGCTGCGTCCTGACAAACTTATGACCTTGTTGTAAAGGTCGTTTCTCTTGTCCTGGCCGCTCTCGTTGGGTTCCCGCATGATTTCGCCAAGCTCATGCAGCAGTTCAATTCCGTCCGTCTGTAGTTCAAGTTCATTGAACAGCTTAGAAACCAATTTGCGGGCGGCTGGTATATCCTGGCGGTGACTGAGAATGATGTCGGCTTGTAGGGTCGCAGCAGCGGAAATCTGCATGGTTTCCGTGACTGTCTGACCCTTGCGTACCGTTTTGCGTACTTCGCTTTTGCGTACCAGTTCCTCAGCCTTGGCTTTTACTTTGGCTTTGAGGTCACGCGGCCATGATTCTTTCTTGGCTCTCTTGCGAATAGCTCCCTCGGTGCAATTGTGCTTTGCGGCTATTGCTCTAAGGGATGCGACACCGACTCGATAAAGCTCTTGAACTGCTTCCCAATCCGTAGAAGCGGGGACAGCCCCTTCTGGGGCATTTGGCACGCAATTCCTGGATGTATCTCTACTCATTCCCCGGACTATGCCGGTGCAGTGATGGCGCAAACCTTAGCGGGTGTTCTACTTCTTAGCCATTTCCCACGCCTGGAGCGCCATGTCGGTGGTAATGGATGTGTAGTAGCCTTGTTCGTCTTTTTCTATGTCCATAGAGACATATTCGGCCCATGGCTCAAACTCTGTCCATTCTGACTGATCTTTGTCTATCAGTGATTTGACCCATCGTGATCCGCCTAACTCCAACCACTTTGCGTGCTGAGCTGGAGTCATCTTGATGGTAGCCAACTTTGTTGCCGGGTTGGGTGATGGCTTTCTTCCCGACCCTTCGCGCTTACCGCCTTTCATGCCCTGAAATCCCAGCAGTTCTTTCCAATGCTTTCGGCCACTTGCTGCCAGTTATCGTAGCTTGCGTTGTCGATCAAGGCCACTCCATTCCCGTATGAGTCCTGAAACACGGCATGGCCTGTTTCTTTCGAGACTGCTTCGCACAGTGCATCGGTGTCAATTTCAATTGCCTCTGCGTCATCGCCGAATTGCTTTACCACATCTGCGTAGTCCGTGTACCCAGCATCACGGGCGTAGGCGTCAAGTGCTTGCGCGGCGGTGTCGGCAACGTAGCATCCCATATCTGACCCGTTTGCATCGATTGTGAATGTAGACATTTCGTTACTCCTTTGTGTTGATGATTTAATTATATACGTTAATCAACACAATGCAAGGAATATTTTCCATGGCTATGCCGGGTGACTGAGGGAAGTCACGTTCTCCATTGATGGTGTTCATCTGCCAGTCCATCAACCAAGTGCCATGGTGGGGTAGGTCATCGCAATATCGGCACAGGCTTGTCACATTCCGGCATGGGTTTGCGCCCTGCTCCTGGGCGTGGTCCGCCGTGTTCTGATTTGGGTTTTTCCATGCTGTGAGTTTAATTCAGGGAGCCGATAACTCCGTATTTGACCCGGTATGCACGCAGTTCGCTTTCTAGGTTCAGCTTTTGTGCGGACAGTCTTTCGATGCACTCCTTCTGTAATTTGACTTGGCGCCTCTGAAACCTAGCGTCTGCTTTGCCGGTAGCATCGGCCGCTTTCAGTGCTGTTTTTGCATCTTCAATGAACTGCTTTGAATGATTGGCCCAAAGCATGTTGTAGGCTAATCCAGAGTCGGTAGCCGTTTGCTTGCACAGAGCAATGGCTGCGGCTGTGATTCTTGCTGTCATGTCCGTACCTCCTTGCACTCTGCAATCATTGTGTCGATTGCACGTTTCAGCTTCGGCCACTCATCCGGGCTGATGCAAATCTTCCCAATATCCGTTCGTCCATGCTGCTCCACTTCGACGTACTCGCCAGCAGCTTGGTCAACGATGCTTACTTTAGTTGCCATTTCGGAAAACAGCGGCTGGCCTTCCGGCAGTATTGCCATGCTGATTATTCGGGTGGCGTAGGTCACTGCATAACTCCTTTATGCTCCATCTCCATGCCACGGTATGTCATTTCTACGCACAGTGCATGGAGCGCGCAAAAGCACTCGGAATGCCATTCAGATTGCGGTGCCATCGTTGCTGCTTGCAGGGTATCAAGATAGGCTTGATCAGCAACCGTGCGCAGATCAGAGTCGCTGAGTTCTGATAGACCTGTCATACGGGATACCCCTCAACATCTCCCGTCGCTGCTGGAAGTCGGCACCCGCCAACTGACTCCGCAATCACTCGCTGTCCGAAACTCTCGTATTCCCACGGCCCCGGAGTAGCCGCCTCCGCAAGTTCGCGCAGTGTCTTATTCATAGTGTTGCTCCTTTCGGTGTGCAAACGGCAAGCGGGGAACCTTGGCCCCGTTCACGCGCAAGTTTTTGTACCTCAACGCTGGCACCTTTGCCTTGTCGATCTTGTTTCGTACCCATGCGGCTCCACCCAATGCTTTGACCTTCTCGCGCATGGCGGCGGCCATGGGCACGAGGAACTTTACATCGAGTGGGGTAGGACCGATTGGCTTGCGCCCTGAGCCTGGTCGTGGCCCGCCGTGGGTTTTCTTCTGTTCCATGGGGATATTATCGGTTACGAGGCGGCAATGAGTGTCTTCCCATATGGGACATAGATGACAGACTTCAAAGCACCGGGCGTGCCGTCCTTCTTGACCTTTGCGCCAACGTACTTTGGCTCTGAATACCCTGCGTATCCGGGTTGAATTGCGACTATTTCCCATACGCATTTCGCGCCCTCGTATGTGATTCTCGCTCCAACAGCAAACGATGCCTTTGCATCTGCAATCTTCTGGCGCAATTCCGAACGCTTTCCGGAAAGCACTTCGATTTGGTCTTCAAGCACCTTCAAGTCGGCTTTCATTTCTTCGATGGTCATACAGGGTGTCCTTCCACATCAAGCCTGCCCTTCTCAATTGGCGGTTGTGGGGCGTCCCGGTGGTCAGGAGGTGGTACTTGAGGTACGGACTTAAGCTGCTCCAGCAAATCGCTCAGTGCGTTTGTTGCCTCTCCTGCATCGTCTTGAAACTTGCCCCATACGCAGAGACTCTGAACAACTGTTTCCAATTCCGAGACGCCGCGAGCAACAGCAGGCTCCTGATGCGCTGACTCAAGTTCCTGCACCCGCTTGCGCAGTGCGTCAATCTCTGCCGCTTGCTTGTCGATAACGTCGGCGGCTTCAATACGCAACGGTGATGGGTATCCGTGGCGCAGACTGTGTACAAGTTCTTTAGCCGTCCCATACACCTGCGGCGGCTTGATTTCCTCCCACACAGGTACGGTGGGCTTAGCCCAGTTCTCGTGCATCTTGTCAGTCATGTGTGTTGGTCCTTCATCGTTTAACGCAAGATGCGCCGTGGGATTGCGCCCATCTGACGAATTCAAAATGAATGGCACGGTAAACGCTGTCTGCCAATATTTGGCGACTCTGTTCAGACATGCCTTCCGGCCAACCGTAAATAGGGTTGCCGTGGTGGGCTGCGTTAGACGCGGCTTCGCGCATCAGAGTGGTTACTTCTGAAAAACGATCTTCCTCAATAATGATTGCTCTCATAGCACCCCCTCCAGCGCAGCGATTGCAGCGTACCCATCTTTTACACAAGGACGCTCTGCACTCCATGCTTCGGCACCACAGTCTGCAAGTTCACGCAAAGCTTCCAGAGCCAAGCGCATCCGCTTGTGGCAATCATCAATCTCGGCATGCGGCGCAGATATTTCGGCCTGATGCTGCGGTGGTGTGCGATACAGTGGAACCACACGAACCTCAAGGCCCGGCCCATCCACTCGCGCTTTTGTGTCGTCTGCCGTGGCTACTGAGTCGTAAATGTTGTACCGTTGCCAAGGCCCATTGGTGCGCCTTACCTCCACCAAAGCGCCATCAGTTGCGACCTCTTGCATGGTTGACTCCGCTGCCTGTGCTTGCGCTATCGACACAGCCCGTAGCATCGCGTCAACCCCGTCGTTGAATGCATTTGCTTGATACCCAAACGCTAGTCTGCACTCGCCTGCAAGCTCGTCAAGTTCTTCTTGTGTCATGTCGATTCCTTCAGTTTCAATATCTGTGCTGCCGTGTGTCGCAGCGTGGCGTTGTACTGGTGCTGGTACTCAGTCTTTGGCGGGTTCACGCAGTCGGCAAGTACGATTGCTGCTGCTTGGTCGAGGGCTGCGTTCCAGCCTTGTTCTGCTGCGGTTGTGCGTAGATCAGCAAAGCCGAAGTGACCGTCACCATCGAGGTCGAAGCCGTTGCTGTCGGCCCATTGGTCGAAGGTCATGTCGATTCCTTTCCAATCAATGCGCTGAAACGTAAGCACCGTTTGCAAGTGACCAAGTTAATGAAGCTGGTTACTTTCGGGGGGTTCCACTGACCGCACCTAGCTTCATACAAAGTGCCTTCTGGATTTCGCTGGTGCGCCAAATGAACTACTTGTTGCTTCATTTAGTTTCTCCAAGTATTCGGCGCTCGATGGCCCTTGCGAAATCTGTTACTTTTGCGTTCCCGTCCTTCGGGCGCCATAGAGATTTAATGTCTGCATCGGTCAGCGGCTTCACTGGCTCCAAGTCGCGGACCATTTCCCATAGAGGTCGTGGCCCTCGGCAGCATAAATCTTCCAAAAGCCCACGCTGGGCTTCGGTTATTAGGTATTGCGTCATGTCGCACCTCCAATCAATGCGCGTTTAAGCATCGCCGTCGCCGTCGCCGTCGCCGGAGCCGTAGCCGGCTCCGTAGCCGGCTCCGGAGCCGGAGCCGTCGCCGTCGCCGTAGCCGGAGCCGTCGCCGTAGCCGGAGCCGGAGCCGGCCGTCGCCGGAGCCGTCGCCGTCGCCGTAGCCGGAGCCGGAGCCGGAGCCGGAGCCGGAGCCGGAGCCGGAGCCGTTAGTGAATGTTTTACTTGAAGCCATCAATAGACTCCCGAGCTTTTACGCTGCATGGGATCAACTCGCAAACACCAGTGAGCGCAATCTCTGGGTTTAGCGTGTCAACCTTTCCTTCTGACTTCAGGCCGTTCTGTGCAACACCAGACAACGCCACTCCGTCTTTCGCTTTCCACGACCACAAGCGGCGCGAGTCTTTTAGGATGACGTTTTCACCGTCAGCGCTTACGACCTCACCCGCATGTACGCCAGCCGAATAACAACGTGCGATGACGTACTTTCCGACAAACGGATGGACAGGGTTTGTCGCAGGTTGTGGCGCTGCACGGTTAAAAAGCATAGCCAGTTCTTTTGCTTGGCCGATAGTCAGATCATCTAAGTTCATTTCATTTCTCCAGTGGTTAAATTTGTGTTAATCAATGCTCGGACTTTCTCTGCTAAGAATCCAGCGTTCGGTATGGCTTGCCTATCACAC